CCTTTTCACCATTAGCTATAATATCTGATACAAGTTCTTTCAGACGGTCAAGCTTTGCACTTTCAGATACTTTAGTGCTTAGTATACTTGTATGCCCTGTTGCCTGACGTAATCTAATCAATTCAGATAGCGGATTTACAGAAGCAGCTATCTTATCTATATCTTTCAGTAAAGCTTTTCTGACTTCGTTGTAAATACCTCTCTGCGCTATGTTCATTTCAACATACTCAATAGAGTATATCTTTTCAGGTAGGTCAAGCACATCTTCTTTCAGACGGCGAAGCATTACGCCATTCAATTTCTTATGTAACTGCTCAAGGTTTTTATAGCCGATTATTTCTTTGCCCCCATAACCACCAAAACGGCAATATCGGCGCTTAAAAGAAAAGAAAGAAGCTTCTTCATATCCAAGCCAATGTAGGGGCATATACAAGTCTAATGGCGTGTTAAGTAATGGTGTACCAGTCATAGCTATTTCTGTTTCGGCATTTAATTTCAATAATTGCTTACCTTGTTCCGAGTCTGGATTGCGGCAGACATGACATTCATCAAATGCAATCATATTGATTTTCTCTGCCGTACATAGTCTGCTTATCTTATCAGCTATTGGGTATTCATAAATCTTCTTTAGCTTACCCCTAAAGAATTTCTCACCAATCAGTTCTCTGTATCGCAAACTTTCGATGTTCGTAATAATGAAGTATGGCAGACTATCAATATCTTCAAGGTCAGCAAGTTTATCGGCATTTGAGATAGTTTGCTTACCCTCTCTGTAACCTAATATATGACAATCAAGGTTAGTGTGTTGTGCAATTTCATTCTTCCAGTTATATTTTAGACCATTGATACCACAAATGATTAGACAATGCTCATAGTTCTTTGTGACACGTTTGATTGAAGCAATAGTGATTACAGAAAGAGTCTTACCAAGACCCATGCTGTCGGCAAGAAGAAATTTATTATGCCGAAGTCCAAATTCAACACATTCTATCTGATGCTTAAATAATTTAGTTTTTACGAACTTTTGTACATTCATGCTTTTATTTTACCACATTAAAGAGCGTTTGTCAAGCAGTTTTTTCACATTTTTCTGCTTTCTGATACAAAATATTTTGCATTATATTGGTCAAGAAGTTGCTTAACATATTTACTTGAATACTTGTCAGGGCAATAAAAATTAAATACCCAGTATTTCTTAATATCAACATAATTGAATGACAAATCTAATAGTTCAGCAGCAATCTTTAAATCTTGTGCTTTTTCAATAGGCACAGTAGCTTCAACTTTCCAGAGTTGAGTTTTTCTTGTTTTTTCTTCACCCCATTTAACTGCCCAGACGCCAACGACATTGCAGCAGAAAGTTATTAAGCATTTCTGCCATATAGAAAAATCTGCTACTGTATAGATAAGCATGACATTGTAAAAAGCGAAGTAGCCACCTGAAATAATGCTTGCGATATTTTTACCGCCTTTTATAGTGGCGATAGACCTAATTGTTGAAAATACAACATTTATGATTGACAGAATTGTGAATGTAATAATGAATTTCAATTTCTCACCCCCTTGTATAGATTATTATATAATAAACTTGGCAATCTTGTCAATGGGTAAATATAAACAAAAATAATATATAATCTTTATGCAACTTGACTATTGACTTATTCGCAATAATGTAGTATAATACAATCATACAGCGGGTTAGCACAAAGGTAGTGCAGTCGGCTTTGACCCGATTTATGGTAGTTCAATTCTACCACTCGCTGCCAACCGCGAGGTTGTAGTTGCGTAGAGTTCTACAACAGCAGCTATGCTAAAATAACAAGGAAGCCACAGCATAATATGTGGATAATGTGAACGCCCGTTAAAGGACAAAAACCACAAATTGTTACGCAAGATAGTGGGTGTGGTGTGCTGATATTGAGGTTATATCAGCTTTATATGTGAGAGTGTTGGAATAGGAATACAAATCGGTCTTAAAAACCGATGCCGTAAGGATTGGGGGTTCAAGTCCCCTCTCTCACACCAACAAGGCACTTTGCACAGTTTAGCTAACCACAAATTTGTGCAAAGTGCTATTTTTATCAAAACATATTGATTTACCAACCAAGTTGTGCTAAAATAGTCTGTGTCAATACGATGCAGACTTTAATCATCTAAAGAGGTTACTTATGGCAACTGAAATAAGAAACAACAGCTATTTTATAATTCATGGCTGGATGATAACAGAATTAAATCTAAAAGGCTTAGAGAGAGATATTTATGCTATCATATATGGCTTTTCAAGAGACGGTAAAGGTGTGTTCAATGGTGGTGCTAAATATCTTGCTGACTTCACTAATTCGTCTGAAAGAGGTGTTCAGAAAGCTATAACCTCTCTTGTAGAACAGAGTCTAATAGACAAGAAAGTTGTAGCTGGTAAAGCTACTGTTTATACTGCTATACCCCCGAACTCAGTTCATATGACCCCCGAACTCAGTTCACCCCCATCTATAAATAATAATATAAATAATATAACTAAAAAGAAAGATAAGAAAGAAAATCTTTACAGTCGATGTTCAGAGATAGTTGAGAGCAAATTTACAGACCCAGACATAAAGACAGAACTGTATAAATATTTGAAGTTTAGAATAACTGTTGGTTTAAATGCTGAACAGTGGGAAGATATTACAGAAAATTTATTTACAATAGCCACCACCAAAGAAGAAGTTTTGCAGATTATAGATGCTTCGTATCAGAATAACTGGAGGTCTTTCTTTCCACTAAAAAAGACTTACAGCAAAAAGGGTTATCAAGATAATATAATCAAAACAGAAAAGACTGATGAAGGTAAACTAAGAGATTTGTATAGAGAAGAATTTAGTATGATACCTGTTAAAGACAGACCAAGCTTTGACACTTGGCTGCAAAAATATTTAGAGCAAGGAGAACAGACATGAGAAACCCAGATAGAATTGATGAATTTTGTAGCGAACTTGCAGAACTGTGGAAAACATCAGCACCAGATTGGCGATTTGGTCAGCTAATTTGTAATGCTTTTGGTCAAATTTACAAAGACCCATTCTTCATAGAAGAAGATGAAATGCTCAAGTATCTTAAAGCATATTTTGGTGATGAAAATGGTTGATTGTCTATGCTATGATTTCTGTCCAAAGGCAGGTAGCAGTACGTGTACTTCACGGTGTATTAAAAACATTGAGCTAACATATCTGCTGAAAAATTCAGGGTTGCCAACTAAGAAGCAAGTTATTAAACCCCTTATAGAGTCGAAGCGGGATAAGAAAGTTATTGACACTGTAAGAAATATCGCTGAGAACATTGTAGACTATGTTGACGGCGGTACTAATATCATCTTGTATAGTGAAAAGACTGGTAATGGTAAAACCACGATGGCTATAAATCTTATGCTAACATACTTCAACGAAGTCTGGGCAGGAAATGGTTTTAGAGATAGAGGTTATTTTATCTATGTACCAACATATTTGAACAGGTGCAAAGATAATATTTCTAAGTTTGATGCGACACTGTTAGAACTCAAAAAACGTGTTGTAACAGATGATTTGTTGATACTTGACGATATATGTACAACTGCAATGTCTGAATATGATGTGTCACTTCTGTCAACAATCATCAATGAAAGACTTCTTGCAGAGAAGTCAATGATAGTTACCACAAACTGTAACAAAGCACAGTTTTCTGAAATGGTTGGAGAAAGAATAACAGATAGACTGTGGTCTACTTCTGTAAATCTGCATCTTACCTCTGATAGTTATAGGGGGGTTATGTAATGGTTCAGCTTCAAGCACTTAACCGTATGATAGCTGCTAAGGATATTAGTCTAATATCAAAGAATGGTCTTGATGCCAGTTATTTTGCTCCCTATGAAGCAGAAGCACAGTTTATCATTGACCACTACAACAAGTATAAAGCTGTGCCTGATGCTGAGACTGTTATAGCGCAATTTCCTGACTTTTCATTTTTTACGGTAGCCGAAAGCGACAGCTACCTGTTGTCAGCGCTGAAAGAAGAAAAGACTTATGCAGATGTTGTGCCGATTATTCAGAAAGCTGCTGAACTGCTTAAAACAGATGCTAATGATGCTGTTGATTATCTGAAAGCAAGTCTGCGAGATAAAGGCATAAATGCTGTAAGTGCAATAGATATAGTGCATGGCGCAGAGAGTAGATTTGACAGCTATGCTCAGAAGAAGAGTGGCGATTTCAAAGACTTTTTTATCACAACTGGCTTTGAGGAACTTGACTCTTGTATTCATGGCTTTAAGCGCGGTGAAGAATTTGTAGTTCTGTTCGCAAGAACAAACCAAGGCAAGTCATGGATATTGACAAAGATGCTTACTCATGCTTGGCAAATAGGCAACAATGTCGGTCTTATCTCGCCCGAAATGTCAGCAGAAAGTGTTGGCTATCGTTTTGATACTCTGTATAAGAACTTCGATAACCAAGCCTTGAACTTCGGAGAAGAAGCAGATGGTTATGCAGAGTATATTGAAAAGCTGAAAGACGCGAAGAATAATTTTTTGGTAGCGACACCAACAGAGTTTGACAATCAGATAACTGTAAGTAAACTGAGAGCGTTTATCGAAAAGAACAATCTTCAAATTCTTGGTATTGACGGTATGTCATACTTGAAAGACGAGAGAGCAGGAAAGTTTGATAAGCGTGAAGCAGAATTAACTCATATCTCAGAAGATTTGGTTAATATGTCGAGAGAATTAAATACGCCTATCATCGGTGTTGTTCAGGCAAATCGTGATGGGGTAAAACTCAATGGTGGAGACATTCAGCTTGAGAATATTCGTGACGCCGATGGCATTTCTTATAGCGCAACAAAGGTGTTGTCTATTAGACAGAAGTTTGATGATGAAACAATCGAACTTAGTGTGAAGAAGAACAGAAACGGCAGAGTTGGTGGTAAGCTGATTTATCACTGGATACCAGAGGTTGGCGAGTTTAAGTACATACCAAGCACAGACAGTGATAGCTCATTTGATAAGACTGCAATAGCCGAAGCCAAAACATCATTTGCGAGTAAGAAAGGCTGTGTGTTTTAATGAGAATTACCTATAAGCAATATTTGGATTGGCAAGAATATGAAGAAATGATGCAAGCAATACACGAAGAATTTAATATATGGTGGTGTAATGATTGATACTAATAGATGGTATTTTGCTTAACACAACAGTGCAGGACATATTGCTTGAGCTGCGTTATCAGTTACACTTGAATGGTTCCTATCTTTTCAAAGCCATGAAAGATACAGGCGATAATATCATGGTCACCTGTCCTATGCACAAAGATGGCAGAGAGAGTAAGCCGTCTTGCGGGGTGCATAAAGAGACAGGCGTTGTGCATTGTTTTACTTGCGGATATTCTGTTCAGCTATCTGAAATGATAAGCAATGTGTTTGGGTATGATGATTTTGGTGTCTTCGGCAAATCTTGGCTTAGAAAAAATTTCTCAGAAATTGCGGTAGAAGAAAGAAAAGATATAGCAATAGATTTTTCAAGAGAAAAACCCTCTCAGCAAATAGAAATGACAGATGAAGAATATGACAAGTATAGAGTATATCATCCGTATATGTATAAGCGTGGGCTTACAAATGAAGTAATTGAAAGGTTTGATATTGGCTACGATGCAGAAACAGATAGTATTATTTTTCCTTGCCATAATCTTGATGGCAGTATATCTTATACTATTAGGCGTTCAGTTAATGGGAAACGGTTCCATTATCAAGGAGGTACTCAAAAATCTCTATACGGTATTTATGAGTTTTATCGAGGTTTTAGCAATCACACTGAACTTGTTGTGTGTGAGAGCAGCTTTAATGCTCTTAGCTGTGTGGTGTGCGGTATACCTGCTATTGCCTTAAATGGTACTGGCTCTAAACAGCAGATAGAACAGCTTAGAAAGTTGTCTGTGCGCTCTTTGGTGCTGGCTCTTGACCCTGATGAAGCTGGGCGAAAAGGCACAGAGAAGATAGCTAAAGCTCTTAAAAACGATAAGATTATTTATACAGTAGACTATAAAGACAGTAGAGATTTGAACGACCTGTTGTTAGATGGTGAACTGCAACAGTTATTTTGCACAAAACACTTATATAATTCTTAGTTAAAATATCAATAGACAAATGCTTAAAAATATGTTATTATAAATATGCTCTTAAAGAGAGACAACAAAAACTAAAAGAAAGGTAAAAACAAAAATGGCTAAAATTGCAATCGGTGAAGTGGATAACTATTCTACTGGTAAGACAAACTTTTTCAAGCTTGAGAATGACAGAGACACTGCAACAGTGAGATTTATGTACAATACTCTTGATGATGTTTCTCTCGATGTTGTGCATGAGGTGGAGATTGATGGTAAGCGCCGTCTGGTAAATTGTCTGAGAACTTATGACGAGCCTGTTGATAACTGCCCTCTGTGCCGCGCTGGTATGCGACAGCAGATTAAGCTGTTTGTGCCTGTCTATAATGAAAAGGCTGGAGAGGTTCAGTATTGGCAGCGTGGTAAGTCTTTCATCAATGACCTGAGCGGTCTGTGTGATAGATATAACCCTCTTGTCAGCACTAAGATTGATATTCAGCGTAATGGCAAGAAGGGTGAACAGACTACCCGGTATCAGCTTTTCCCTGTTGGCACTGATGATGTGACTATTGACGATTTACCCGAAGTGCCTGACACCAATGGCATTGTGCTGAACAAGTCTTTTGATGAGCTTGCATCTTACGCAGAGAATGGTTATTTCAGTGATAGTGAGCGCCCCGCACCTCGCGCTTCTGAACTGCCTCGTAGAACTGCTCCCGCTGGTGGTAGAACTCGACCCAACTTTTAATTGATAAGGAGAGATTATTATGCCGTCTAATATGAACCTACAACTGCCTGAATTGTTTTCTGGTGACATGATTATGTACCGCAATGGTGATATGAAGATTGTACTTCTTGACACCGTATTTGGCAATATTCTGACTTCTCGTGACCGTAAGACATGGGCTGGTCTTAATGAATATGACCTTGAGACTGGTATTTACGATGGCGACCATCAGTACGATATTGTGGAGGTTTATAGACCTGTAAACAAGTATCGTTGTCTGTCACCTGATTATTGTGATTATGAGCGTATTTGGATTGCTCCTGCACCGCCTCGTAGAATTACAATGGGAGAACTGCAAGAGCTGCTTGGCTATCCTGTTGAAATCGTAGGTTAATAAATATGGCTGGATTATTTGAATTTACACCGAAAGCTGATAAAGCGAAAGACAAAGTTCTACTTGCTAACATTCAAGGCGGTAAAAAAACAAATAGCCCAGCCATTACCGTCAAGGGCGTAAAGAATATAGCTCAAAAGATTGCTTCACTAAAAGATAGTGTAGAAAGATATTTAGGCGATAAGAAAGACAAGTATGTTCTTATTACAGACCAAAATATTAAGTATGCGGAAGAAGTAATCGCAGAGAGCATTAAAAATGGTTATGTTGCAATAGATACTGAAACAACTTCTCTTAACCCTATAACTTGTGATATTGTAGGTATGAGTTTGTTTACTAAGGGCATGAAAGCTGTTTACATACCGTTAAATCATAAATCTTATATAACAGGTGTGAAAGCTGAACACCAAGTAACAAAAGACTATGCTAAACAGCTTATAGAAAAACTGGTAGAAGCAAATGTAAAATTCATCTTCTTTAATGCCAAGTTTGATATTAGGGTTATTAAAAATCAGTTAGGTGTTGCAATTACCCCATACTTTGATGCTTATATTGCAAGTCGGCTACTAAACGAGAATGAACCTGAAAAGGGTTTGAAAGCACTTCACAAGAAATATGTTCTCAATGGTGAAGAAGATGCTTTCTCATTTGGAGAACTGTTTAAGGATGTGCCGTTTGATTTAGTGCCAATATCTACTGGTTACTTGTATGCAGCCAGAGATGCAGAAGTAACTTTTGAGCTATACGAATTTCAACTGCCTTATTTAACCCTCGGCACAGCAGAGAATGAA